TCGCCTCCGCCAGCGACGCCCTCGCCGCGCAGGGGCTTACCGGATGGCTCGCGCGCATGCAGGGTGAATACTACAGCCGGCGCAAGGTAACGCTCGAACCCCTCCAGCGCATCGGCATTGCGCATAACGCCGATTGGCAAGCCGCCCTTGCCGCATTCCACGCAGCGCGCCGCCGCGCCGCACACTGACACCCTGAACCCTCACCAACGCGCGGCGGGAGGTCGCCGCCATGGCTGAACTGACACCTTCCACGCGCGAAGCGGCACGACGCCTTGGCGTAAGCGACACCACCATGCACAAGGCCGAACGCACGGGGCGCATCGCCCGCGAGCCCGATGGCCAATGGGACATTGCCAAGACACGCGCTCGGCTGCTGGACACCGCAGACCCGCAGCGCTCCCCGCTCAGCGGCAGCACTAATGCCGAGGGCACGCCATTCGCCCGGCTGAAGGTCGCGCAGCTTGCGCTGAAGGTGGAAGCCCAGCGCCTCGCACTGGATGAAAGCAAGGGCCGGCTGCTCGATGTCGCGACCGCCAATGCGACGATTGATGAAATCGCCAGCACTATGCGTGACGCGCTGCTGAATTGGCCCGCGCGCGTCGCCGGCGTGATTGCCGCCGAACTCGGCGTTGAGCCCCATCTGCTGCAAACCATTCTGCAGCAGCACATCAATGAGCTCCTGACGGAGGCTTCCGATCGCTTCGACCCTCCCGGCATCGGCGGCGAGCGAGAGCCGCACGCGTGAAAATGTGCGCCACCGCGCTGGGGCCATGCTACGCCCGCCGCCGCAACTCACTGTCTCGGCATGGGCCGAACAGCATCGCATCCTGGGCAGCCGCGCCTCATCCGAGCCCGGCCCCTGGCGCACCAGCCGCACGCCTTATCTGCGCGATGTAATGGATGCGCTTTCCGCGGTGCATCCGGCGCGGCGGATTGTTTTCATGAAGGGCGCACAGGTGGGCGCGACAGAGGCAGGCAATAATTGGCTGGGCTATATCCTTCATCACGTGCCAGCACCGGTGCTCGCGGTGCAGCCTACTGTGGAACTCGCTAAACGTTTCTCCCGCCAGCGCATTGATCCATTGCTGGAGGAAACACCCGCGCTACGAGAACGCGTAGCGCCCGCCCGCGCGCGCGATAGCGGCAATACGATGCTGTCCAAGGAATTCCCCGGTGGCATTCTTGTGCTGACCGGCGCCAATAGCGCGGTCGGGCTGCGTTCCATGCCGGCCAGGTTTCTGTTTTTGGATGAGGTGGACGCCTATCCCGGCGATATTGAAGGCGAAGGTGATCCGATTGCCTTGGCCGAGGCCCGGGCCCGCACCTTCGGCTGGCGGAGAAAAGCCTTTCTGGTTTCAACCCCGACCATTGCCGGGCGCAGCCGGATTGAGCGGGAATATGCTGCCTCCGACCAGCGACGCTTTTTCCTGCCCTGCCCACAATGCGGCGTTATGCAATGGCTGAAATTCGAAAGGCTGATCTGGGAGAAAGGCGATCCACGCAGCGTCCGTTACCATTGCGAGGATTGCGACGCGCCCATCGAGGAACACCACAAGACCGCCATGCTCGCCGCCGGCGAATGGCGGCCAACAGCGGCAGCGGAAAACCCGCATGCCATCGGCTTTCACATCTCGGCGCTTTATTCCCCGGTCGGCTGGTTGTCCTGGGAGCAGATCGCGCGCGATTGGGAAGCCGCGCAGGGCAAGGCCGAGGATCTGAAAACCTTCCGCAACACGGTGCTTGGCGAGACCTGGCAGGATCGCGGCGAGGCACCGGATTGGGAACGCCTGGTGGAACGGCGCGAGGATTTTCGGCTTGGCGTTGTGGCGCAGGACGCGCTGGTGCTGACAGCGGGCGTGGATGTGCAGGATGACCGGCTTGAATGCGATATCTGGGCCTGGGCCGAGGGCTATTCCTCCTGGCTGGTGGATCACATCGTCATTGCCGGCAGCCCGCGTGAGCGCGCGCCCTGGGATGCGCTGGCGGAATTGCTGGCACGCGATTGGCCACGGGCAAATGGCGGCGCGATACGCATCGCCAAGGCCTGCGTGGACACGGGTGGGCGCGACACCGCAGCGGTTTATGGCCATCTGCGCCGACTACGCGACCCGCGCATTGCGCCGACCAAGGGGGTGGATGGTTGGAACCGCGCGCAGCCGGTGCAGGGGCCAACGCCGGTTGACGCGCTGGTGGATGGGCGAAAACTGCGGCGCGGCCTGAAGCTTTGGACGGTGTCGGTTTCGACCTGGAAGGTTGATCTCTACCGCCGGCTTTGGCTCGGGCGCGGCGAGGCGGCGGAATTCCCGCCTGGCTGGGTGCATTTGCCGCAGGGGATTGAGGTTGAATGGGTCAAGCAGCTGGTGGCGGAGCAGCTGCACCAAGTGAAAGACCGTCGCGGCTTTGTGCGCCAAGAATGGGCGAAGCTTCGGGATCGGAATGAGGCACTGGATTGTGCGGTGCTGGCGCGCGCGGCACTGTGGCTGCTGGGTGCGGATCGGTATGGGGAACGCTTCTGGCAAAGGCTGCGCGAGGATATCGCGAATGCGCCGGTGGAAAGCCAAGCGGTAGAGACTGCCGTTCCGGTCGCGCCGCCGAACCCTGAAGCAGCGCCGCTGATGCGCCGGCCCGGCTGGCTGGCGCCGCGTGGCGGTTGGCTGCGGTGATCACTTTCGGGAGGAAATTATGAGTAACGGGGAACTTCACGCGCGCGAGCGCGAGGATCTGGCGCTGCATGTGGAGCGCTGCGCCGAGCGCTACACGGCGGTGCGCGCCGAGATCTGCGGTCTGCGCAAGCAGACGCGGCGGATTGAGGCCGCCATCTGGGGTATCGTCGCGGTGCTTGTCGCGCTTGGTGCGGGTGGGGCGCAGATCCTGCCGATCCTGCGTGCGCTGGCGCGCGGCGCTGTTGGGTGATCTGCCTTGGACCCCGCAACCCTCGCCTGGGTACTGGCGGAGATCTTGGGTACTGCGCCCAAGGCGCTCGAGACCACAAGCACTGCCAGCCATTGGGGACTCGGCGATACTTGAGGCGACGCTTAAGCAACAAATTAAGGATTTCTTGTATTTAACCATTCTGTGGTGCTATTAATAGGCCGGCAATGGAGATCAGATGATGGCGGCACGAATTCGCGAGGGTGATCTTGTTATTCCCGCCCTCCGCTTAGCGGCAGCGCGGCGTGGCGGGACAATTACCACTAGCGATCTAATCGTTGAACTTACTGAGCTCTTCGCGCCAGAGGGGCAGGACGCCGAGCTCCTTGATGGCCGACAAGACACCCATTTCAGTCAGAAGGTCCGCAATCTGGTTTCCCATCGCGACAGCGGCAAGAGCATGTTCACGCGTGGCTACGCAATTTATTCCAAATCCGACGAGAGCATTACCATCACAGCGGAGGGCATCTCTTTTCTTGATCAGGTTCCGGACGAGTAGCGCGCTTTGTAGCCCGGCTTAAACCACTTCATCTCGGTCGCGCCCGAGGAGCTCTTGTCCCAGACAAACCATGCATACGCCGTGGTGCCCGACCCCTTCTGGACTGCTCCTGCTGGATAGAAGGTGATGCGCTCGCTGAACACCCAGACACGGGACGGTGGCGACTGACTGAATATTGTGCGCTGCCGGTTGGCGCCTTCAAGGAAGGCCAAACGCAACAGGAATGCGAATTTTCTTGTTGAGGCTTCGAGAGCCGCTCGTACAAAACCTTCGGCTGCGTTGTAAGGTGGGTTGGTCACGATGTTGGCGGCACGCCGAGACGGCTTGAGAAAGTCTTCTCCAGGCTGCCCATAGCCGCGGTCGTAGAGGTCCGAGCTGAACACCGGGGAACCTGTCTGCTTGAGCACCTCCGACATGGCTCCATTGCCACAGGCGCTCTCCCAGATTTCGCCCTCAAAGGCCTCATTGTCGATGAGCGCATGTGTTGCCCAAGAAGGTGTGGGGAAGAAGTCGGGACCATCAAGGTCCGCGAACCGCTTCAAGGTCGGCTTGAACCCGCCGTTGAGGTTATAGGTCGTGTCCATAAGAAAAGTTTATCAGAATCAGTAGGTTATGCAAGATATGATAAGCGATTCAAAAGTCTAGAGAATTGGGCAGGTCGCCTCTCTGGGCAGGCATGAGGTCGGTTGAAGCCGACAAAGCCTTAGTAGAGATGCCATCAGGTACTGCGATGAAAGGTGACGACATCATGCTCGGCGGAGTGAGTGAATGCTTTGCCGATAGCCTCCCCCAATAGCTGTCTTCTACGCCACCTTATTACCCTCGCGCTGGAAGGAAGGACGATCATGGACCCCGCAACCCTCGCCTGGGCGCTGGCCCAGCCCGCGGGTAGCCGCGCTGCCGTGCTGGCCTCTGCCTATACCGGCGGCGTCACGCGGGTCACCTTCGAAGGCCGCACCGTCGAATACCGCAGCCTGGATGAATTGGCCCGCGCCATCGCGGCGCTGCATGGCGCGGAGAATGCCGCAGCACGCCGCCCGGGCATGACGCTCGCCAGCTTTTCCCGTTCCGGATGAAGGGGCGTAACCCCAGGTCCGACCGTGCAGAGGCGTCCCCTATATATAGGGGGATTGTTTTCATCCTCCTCTCGAAAGGAGGCATCGCTGCATGCTCGAAATTCTCGTCCTGCTCTGTCTGGCCTATCTCGGGTTTGGCGTCTTTCTCACCGTGAGCCCACTCATACGGGATAGCGTCTCCCTAAAACTTCACCCTGAAAAAATAGACGACAAGCGCGTCCTGCTGATCAGGCGGGTAGTTTCTCACCTGGCAATCGCCCTTGCATGGCCCAAGCTGCTGCCGCGCACGGTGGGACCCGTGCAAATGCAACTATTCCCCAAATTGGTGTTCAAAAGCGGCTTACTGATCTCCATCCGTGCAACATTTAAGAGTTACCGGAATCCCGAAACACGGGCGCGTATTATCCTTTCCTTGGTTACGGAAAAACTGAGGCCTTTACATCCTCCGGTTAAGCGCAAGAGGCGCAGCTTCCTTGAAGAGGACGAGCCCGACCCTTCGCCGTGATCCGGAGGGCCCCGCCAGTAGTCGCGCCACCTGCCACTGCCCCATCGCGCTGCTTGATACCATCTCTGGAGTTCCCACCGCATGAAACACCGCCTGCGCGCCGCCTGGAGGGCCTTTCGGGGCTATGCGGCAGCGCAGGATAATCGTGCCTCAAGCTGGGCGGCATCGGGCGGTAGCGCGACGGCAGAGATCGGCATCGCAGCACCAGGCATCGCCCGCCGCGCGCGTGATGCCGTGCGCAATGACCCCTATGCCGCGCGTATCGTGGATCTCTGGACCGGTAATGCGGTCGGTGCAGGCATCACCACGCGCTGGCCCGATGAGCGCCACGCCGATGCCTGGCGTCGCTGGGCTGACAGCACCGCCTGCGATGCCGAGGGCAAGCTCGACCTCTATGGCCTGCAAGCGCTTGCCATGCGCGCCGTCGTGGAAAGCGGCGAATGCTTCATCCGGTTGGTCACCACGCGCCCATCGCTGCAGAACCCGATCGGCCTCAGCCTGCAGGTGCTGGAAAGCGATCATCTTGATACGTCGCGCCACGGCATGGTGAATGGTGCGCCGACCATCCAGGGCATCGCGCTTGGCAAGGCGGGCGAGCCCATTGGCTATTGGCTGCATCGCACCCACCCAGGCGCGGCCTGGATGCTGCCCGGTGCCTCCTGGCAGAACAGCGACTTCATCCCCGCGCGCGATGTGCTGCATCTCTTTCGGAAGCGCCGCCCTGGGCAGTTGCGCGATGTATCCTGGCTTGCACCCGTGCTCCTGCGCTTGCGTGACCTTGGCGATTACGAGGCCGCGCTGCTGATGAAAGCAAAGATCGAAGCCTGCCTCGCCGCCGTGGTGACCGAGGAGGGCGAGGATACGCTCACCGGTCCCGCTGCCAACCTGCTGCGTGACGCGCAAGGCCGTGCAGTGGAAAGCTTCGAACCAGGGATGATCCTCTACCGGCGTGGCCAGGGTGATGTAAGTGTGGTGAACCCCTCCGGCGGTGGGTCGCATACCGCCTTCGCGCGACGCGCCTTGGAAGCCGCCGCTGTCGGTGCCGGCCTCACCTATGACCAGGTTTCCGGCGATCTGACCCAGGCGAATTACTCGTCCCTCCGCGCCGGCAAGATCGAATTCCGCCGGCTTTGCGAACAGGTGCAATACGGCATGCTGATCCCGATGCTGGTGCGGCCCATTGCGGAGCGGTTTCACGCGCAAGGCGCGCTGCTTGAGCTTTGGGGCACTGATATGCCCGATGGCGTTTCCCACGTGCCCCCCGCGCATGAAATGATCGATCCGCTCAAGGACACCACAGCGCTGATCGCCCAGGTCCGCGCAGGCTTCACGCCGCAATCCGAAGCCACGGGCGCCTTTGGCTATGATTTCCGTCAGGCGGTGGAGGAAATCCGCAAGGCGAATGCCGCGCTGGATGCGGCTGGCATCTCGCTCGACACCGATCCGCGCCGCGTCGCCAAATCCGGCGGCGCGCAGGATGCGGCGCAAATGGCGGCGGTGGAAATCGCCGCCACCGGCGCGGCAGCACCGCCGCGACAGAACAACACTCCCGGAGCAGCAGCATGAGCACTGGCGGCTACGATCCGATCGAGGACATGGTGAAGGTCAAGAGCGTCCAAAAGAAATGGCGCGACAGCTTCACCGGCACCGATCTCAATCCCGGCAAATGGACCCAGCAGCTTGCCAGCGGCGCCAGCCTCGGTGTCGCCGGTGGAGTGCTCACCATGGGCAGTGGTCTCGTCGCTGGCGCGGAGAGCTGGGTACTGAGCACCGAGGTTTTCACCATCCCCTTTCGCGTCTCCATCGCGCTGACCCTTTCGCAACGCGTCGCCAATCAGGGTTTTCTGGTGGAGGCGGTAAGTGTGAACCGCGAAACCGGCCAACCGGATGGTCAGCACGCCATTGCGTTGCTGTTTGATGGTATTGCGCCCACCTCGGCGAAGTATGAGGTGCAGAATGGTGGCCTGGCGAGGCTTTCCTCGGCGGCGGTCACTTTTCCGACCTCGGTCAGCGGCAGCATTTATGAGATTGAGGCCTTTGCCGATGAGGCTTGGTTTCACGGCGGCGCTTTAGATGCCGCGACGGGCCGCGCCAATTCCTATCGCCGGCATCAGCAAATCCCGGATCCCAATGCGCTCTATAAGGTGCGGCTGCGCTGGCTGAATGGTGCCACGGCGCCTGCCAGCAATACCAATGCGGTGGTGCAGTTTCTGGCGGTGCAGGATTACGCCGAATTGACGGCGGAAATCACCGCCGGGCGCGGGCAATCCGCGGCGGGGCAGAGTGTCGCGGTCAATGTGGTTGGGATGCCGACTGTGACACCCATTGGCGGGCAGGCACGCAACACCGCCGGTGCGGTTCCCGTGCTAGTCGCAACTGGTGCCTCGGCCAATCCCCTGGCGGTGACGACGGGGCGCGGTGTTGATCTATTGGCCACACTGATTGGCGCTTTGGTCAGTAAGCCCTTCTCCATCCCGGAACTGGATTGGTCCTATGCGGGGCCGATTGCGGGCTTGGCCACGGCTGCCGATACGGCGGCGAAGGCTGCGGCAGGGGCAGGCATTAGAAATTACGTGACGGGCGTGCAGGTGCAGAATGCCTCGGCCACCGCGACGGAGTTTCAGATCAAGGATGGAACAGCGACGGTGCTGTGGCGCTGCCTGCTGCCCGGCAATAGCGGTGTGTATGACATTGTCTTCGCGAGCCCGATTAAGGGCACAGCCAATGCGGCGCTGAATGTCCAGGCAGTCAGCGCCGGCAGTGTCGTGATTGCCAATCTGCAGGGATACGCCGCGCCGTAAGGCGCCCGACCAAGGACCAGCACATGACAGAAATGCCCGAACCGGGCGGGGATCTCCCCGCGCCGGACACTACCGCTTTGCCCGATCGACTTCCCACCGATGGGCAGTCGATCATCGCCCAGCGCACGCTCGCCGCCCCCACCAGCGTGGATCGCGCCACGCGCAGCGTCGATGTGGTGTGGTCCACCGGCGCAAGGGCGCGGAACTTTGTGCCATCGCTTGGCGGCATCACCGAGGAATTGGATATGTCGCCCAATGCGGTGCGCATGGCGCAGCTGCGTTCGGGCAATGCCCCGGTGCTGAATACCCATCGCAGCAGTGACGCGCGGGATGTGCTGGGCCGGGTGATTGCCGCACGGTTGGAAGGCGGGCGCGGCCATGCGCGGCTGCAATTCTCCTCCGCCGTTGATGTGGAACCGCTCTGGCAGCGCATTGCCGATGGCACGCTACGCGCCGTCAGCATCGGCTACCGCGTGCATCGCTATGACCAACGCCCCGATCCGGCGAGCGGCGAGATGATCTACCGCGCCGTGGATTGGGAACCTTTTGAGATTTCAATCGTGCCCATCCCGGTTGATCGGGATGCGCAAGTGCGTGGCGCGGCGCCGCAGGGCGCGTCGGCCTTCGCCATTGAACCCGCCCTGCCTGATGAGGAACCATCTATGACCGAGACGACGCCGGAGACCCCGGCAGCCCCTCCGGCGCCGCAAGCCGCGTCGCCTGTCACTGTGCCGCAGGTGGAAGCACCGCCTGATCTTGAAGCGCTGCGCGCGGAGGTACAACGCGCCGAACGCGAACGCATCACAGCGATTGATAGCGCGATCGAGGCTGCACGCAGCGTGGTTGCACCGGACATTGCCGCCCCCATCCGGCGTGAGGCGGTGGAGCGTGGATGGAATGCCGAGCAAGCGCAGCGCGCGATGTTCGAAGCGCTGCTGCGGCATACCGCGCCGCCCTCGGTTCCCGCGCGACCGGAAACTGGGCCCGGACATGACGCGCCCTCGGAGATTCTTGACGCCATGGCGGAAGCACTCGCCGCGCGCAGTATGCCGGGCTACCAGCCGCAAGGTACGGGGCGCCATGCCGAATTCATGGGCTGGCGGCCTTCCGACATGATCGGCGAATTGCTGCGGGTCCGCGGTGAACGCAATGTGCCGCGCAACCCGACGCTGCTCGCCGAGCGCGCCTTCCACACCACTTCGGACTTTCCGCTGCTGCTCTCGGCTGCTGCCAACAAGATGCTGCTCGCGGCGTATCAGCCGGCAGCGCCGAGCTATCGGCAGATCTTCCTCCGCCGCGATTTCCGCGACTTCAAGCCGCACCGGCATCTGCGCGTGGGTGATTTCCCGACACTCATGCCGCTAATGGAGAACGGCGAAATCCAGGCCGGCACCATGTCGGAAAGCCAGGAAATCGTCCTGCTGCAAACCTTCGCGCGGCGCATCCGCGTGACGCGGCCCATGCTGGTGAATGATGACCTGGGTGCCTTCACGGATTTCGCTGCCGCCATTGGCAGGCGTGTGGCGGATTTCGAGAATGCCACGGCCTATGCGCTGCTCAATCAGGCCAATGGCGATGGCCCGACACTGACCAATGGCCCGGCTGCGGTCTTCGGCACGGCGGCCGCCCGCGCCAATAAGGCGGCGGCGGGGAGTGCCTTGGACATCACCAACCTTGCCAATGGTCGCGCGGCGATCCTCCGGCAAAAGACGCTGGACGGCCTGCCGATTTCCGTTGGCAACGCCATGAAGCTGCTCGTGGGCCCGAGCCTTGAACTCAATGCGCGGCAATTGACCGTCAG